AGCCAAGGCCATGTTGCTTCTATATACATAGTGATCCGCTCAAAAAATGAGCAAAATTTGAAGCCTGTCACACTGTCACACTGTCTAATCGGGGGGATTTTTCTCAGAAAACGCCCTAGGAGTCCCTACCCCCCATAATTTTCTGCAAAAAACAGAGAATTTGCCAAAAATTACCAAAAATATTGCAAAAAACAGCGTCTAACTGTAGACATGTTACTGTCAAGGGGCTATATTCTCTATAATCCGAGGGTATTTCTACCTAGAACCTTCCTAGGTCTAGGAATTTACCAGTACTAGGGCTGTTCTGGCCTAGTAAGTTACTAAGTTTTTATTTATAGGAGGTTTCTAGCTGGAACCTTCCTAGGTCTAGGATATTCCTAGGGGAATTTACCCCTTTTCTTCCAATCAGGAGGCTGTTAATGGCCGAATACAGCGATTATGTAAACCCAGCCACCTTAGCGGAAACATACCCTGATCTTTTTGCTCGACGTGGGTCGTTTCAGGGGATACGGGCGCTACCCGGATCTAAGCAGACCCTGTCGCCAGAAGAGTTTTCCGCGTTGCTGGGCGGCAACAGATCATATGACCCCACATTCGGCATTTACCAAGACGACCCGCGCAACATGTCTGACGTGGAGCGTGTCCGCCAAAACATGCTAAACAGCGCTGGCGGCAATCCGGGCCGCACTGTGACGGACGCGGCAGGCAACGTATACAGACTTCCGCAAAGCTCCCAGTCTACGCGGATTGGCGATAAGAAATACTTTGTGAACGAAGACGGCACCGTTACCTCCTATGACGTTGCAGATATCAATTACAACTACACCCCGACGTTCCAGCCCTCTGGGGGAGATGAGGCGGAGTCTGACACCACCACTGATGCATCTGGCAACGCCAATACATCTGGCGGCAACACTGCCAGCAGTGATGAGGCTGACGCATCTAGCGAAACAGCCGGGGGAAGTAGCGAAACAGCCGGGGGAGGCGATGTGGCAAATTACGAAGACCAGATTGCTCAGTATTATCAGGAGCTATTTGCTAGAGATCCACAGCCAGCGGGATCGCAGTACTGGCAAAGCCAGCTAGGCGCAGGAAACATAAGTCCAGACAATCTGAGGGAGGCACTTCTCGCTGGCGCCCAAGGACAAGATCGCGCCTACTACGACGCAAGCCAGTCAGGTGGCCCGCTGTTTTCGGCTACCCAAGAGTTATTTGGGAGAAATCCTGTAAGAGGGCAGTTTAATGAGGAGCAGGGAAGGCTTGTTGGTGGGTATGATCGATACAGGCCCATGTATGATGAGGGCAAATCAGACGCAGAAATCCGGCAGGAGTTGTTAGACGTAGCCTATGGGCGTGGGGAAGGTGGGGGCCGGGGTCGGGACTACCAAAACTACCTAAGCTCTCTTGGCATCGACAGGGCAAGCAATCCATTCCTTCAGGAGGGCGGTAGCTATGCCAACATAGGCTATGGCGCTGACCTCTCTCAATATCAAAACACGGGGGCAGGCAACCAGAACACAGGAAGCACCCAGAGCACAGGCGGCAACCAAGGAGGAGGCACCCAAAGCACTGGAGGCGACCAAGGAGGAAGCACCCAAGGGGAAGGCTCTCAGGCAAACCCTTATGCTGATGCGCTTGCGTTCCTCAGTGGGAAAGGAGGCTCTGGCGGTCAATATAGACCCCCCGGTCAGACATATCCGGTGCCCAGCCAACCATACATTCCCCCCAGCCAGCCACAGGGCTCTCAATTTCCCGGAGCACCGCCCTCCGGCCCGGTTTCCGGATCACCCTACGACTCACCCTACGGATCGCCTTATGGAATGCCTAGCCCAATGGGCGGGTTCGGTGGTGGGTTTGGGGGCAAGGGCGGCGGTTACGGCCAGTCCCGGCAATACATGCCTAACGCCGGATTGATGTCTGGGTATTCGACAGGCTTTGGGCCGTATGGCGGCTACCAGCGCCCTAGATTTGGTGGCGGCAAGGGAGGCATGAATAGGCCGATGGGTGGCGGCAAGGGAGGCGGTTACGGCGGTGGTTATAGCCCTTATGGCTCTAGCTACAACCCCTATGGAACGGGCGGTGGTTACAGTCCATACGGCGGTGAATATCAGCCGGGTAACGGCGGCATCAACCCAGTAATCAATCGAAACGGGGATAGATTTTTTGATAGCGACCAAGGCAATGTCTCTTTTGACCCAGATGCCGTGAGCATCGGTGGCCCCACACAACAGCCGACATTTGACCAAAACCTACAGTTCATTCTTGACCAAGTAGCGGCAGGCACTGCAACGCCGGGACAACAGAGATATTATGACGAAAGGTATTTGACGGGCGAGTATCTGAACAATCCCAACTATTCTGGGTGAGTGATGCGCCGTAACTACCGAAAGGAATACGACAACTACCAATCCAGCCCCAAACAGCGCAAAAACAACGACAAGCGGAAGGCCGCTAGGCGCTTAATGGAGAAAGAAGGTAAGGTCAAGAAGGGTGATGGCAAGGACGTTGCCCACAAAAAACCACTGGCAAAGGGCGGCTCTAACAAGAAGGGCAACCTAAAAGTAACATCTCAAGCAAAAAACAGGTCGTTTAAGCGGACTAAAACAGCGCGGATGGCCTAGTGTCAACCCTGATCACGCCCGAACTAGCCAAGAAGCTAAAGGGCGCACCACCTGATGTTAGGCTTAGAGCCGCAGAGGTGCTTGAAAAAGCCAAGCAAGCCAAGGAGGTTGAGGCGGCACAGAACACCTACATGGGTTTTGTGAAGTATATGTGGCCCGCCTTTATTGAGGGCAGGCACCATAAAATCATGGCAGAGGCGTTTGAGCGCATTGCTAGGGGCGAGCTAAAGCGGCTTATCGTAAACATGCCGCCACGGCACACCAAGTCCGAGTTTGCGTCTTACTTGTTACCAGCATGGTTTTTGGGCCAGATGCCCGAAAAAAAGATTATCCAGACGGCGCACACCGCCGAGTTATCGGTAGGATTTGGTCGAAAGGTCAGGAACCTTGTCGATTCGGATGACTTCAAGAAAGTCTTCCCCAGCCTACAGTTAAGGGCAGACTCAAAGGCGGCGGGGCGCTGGAGCACTAACAAGAACGGTGAATACTTCGCTATCGGGGTTGGCGGGGCGGTGACAGGCAAAGGTGCAGACCTTCTGATTATCGATGACCCGCACTCAGAGCAGGAAGGTCAGTCAGCAGACCCTGCTGTTTTTGACAGAACATATGACTGGTACACATCAGGACCACGACAGCGTCTCCAGCCGGGGGGTGCTATCGTGATCGTGATGACCCGCTGGCACATGCGGGATCTGACCGGAAAGATCATTAAGTCCTCCGCTCAACGGCAAGGTTCCGATGAGTGGGAGGTTATAGAGTTTCCAGCACTGATGCCCTCGGGAAAGCCCCTTTGGCCTGAGTTCTGGAGCCTTACAGAGCTTGAAGCTCTGCGGAGTGAACTGCCCTCCCCCAAGTGGAACGCGCAGTATCAGCAAAACCCAACGTCCGAAGAGGGCGCACTAATCAAGAGAGAGTGGTGGAGGGTCTGGGAGAAAGACCAACCCCCTCCGTGTGAGTTCGTGATTCAGTCATGGGACACGGCTTTCTTGAAAACCCAACGGGCAGATTACTCTGCCTGCACAACGTGGGGCGTGTTTTATCATCCTGACGATGATGGCATGGCTCAACCCAACGTCATCCTGCTGGATGCTTACAAAGAACGTCTGGAGTTTCCTGAGCTAAAGAAAACGGCTTATGAGATGTGGAGCGAAATGCAACCAGACGCATTTATCGTGGAAGGAAAAGCGGCAGGGATGCCGCTTATATTTGAGCTACGGGCGATGGGGATTCCGGTATCGGAATACACCCCATCGCGTGGCAACGACAAGATAGCAAGGGTTAACGCTGTTGCTGACTTGTTTGCCTCTGGGACTGTATGGGCGCCAGAGACACGATTCGCTGAAGAGGTTATAGAGGAGTTTGCCGCGTTCCCTGCGGGGGAGCACGACGACCTTGTTGACTCTTCAACGCAGGCACTTCTTCGTTTCAGACAGGGCGGCTTTGTGGCGCTCAGGTCTGACGAGGAAGATGACTTCGACCCACATGGAAGGGTGGCAAACTATTACTGAGATCAGTCGCTGGCACGACATTGTCGATTCTTTTGAGCGCTGGCTAAGGCCCGTGTTCAGAAAAAGATCCAAGTTGGGAGATCCGGCTTATTTTGACAACTCGGACTTTCCGATTACCCAAAAGCTGGAAGAAAATTACTTCGTAATTCGCGGAGAGTTTGATCAGATCAAGAAGCGATTGCAGGATTTCCCGCTATTTCAAGACATAAGTCCCGAGCAGACTTACATATCGAATGACGACAAGTGGAGGATGTTCTTTCTCAAGGCGAATAATGTGCGCTTTGATCGGAACTGTGAGTTGTTTCCCAAGACGATGGAAATTGTCGATAGCGACAAAAACCTCGTTTCGGCCTACTTCTCTATCCTCGACTCAAACAAAATGCTTGTGCCTCATGAGGGGCCGTGGTCGGGGGTGCTGAGAATGCACCTTGGAATAGACATTCCAACAGACGGACAGGGATGCGTTCTGTCTGTGCTGGGAGAAGAGTATCGCTGGAAAAGCGGCAAGGCCGTTGTCTTTGATGATACCTACGAGCATTTTGCGATCAACCTGACAGACAACATCAGGGTGGTTTTGTTTATTGATTATCTTAGGCCGCTACCGTTGCCTCTGCATTGGTTGAACAAGTTTTGCATCTACATAGGGCGATTCTTGCCGTACTACAAAATACCGATTCAGCGGCACAAGGCGTGGGAACGGAGGTTTTACGGCGAAAATGGCATTCCTGCAAAGCAATATTCCGCACTTTAAGTGCTGGGTAAGACGCGAATACACACACAACCACAGCAAATATCATGGCGAGTTTCTACACGCTATGGCGATTGCAGTGACAACAATGCCGAATCGGTGCCTTGGATTCCAGATTATCTTTACCGGCGCTGAAACTTACGACACCGAAGAGCCAAATGTTCACGGCGGCGCAATGTGGGCAAGGATGCCCATCACAGCCTTGGTTGGAGACACCCCCTTTGAGGAGTGGCCTGAGCCAATGCCGGTTTATGCGGCACAGCCGTGGGACTGCTCCTCTAGGGAGCACAGTGTGTTCGTTCTGGATAGGGCGACACCGTGCCCTTGGATTGCCAAGATAGACGGGGCGTTTTACCCCGCCAGATACATGTTCACGGTGGACTATACCGAAAGCGAAATTGCAGATGACCCTGCCCAACACAAGCAGAGTCATGTGATGGAGCTTTTGGATGCGGGTCCGTGGACGGGAAACATTGTAGCTCTACCCAACAACCGGGTCAGGGTGACACACCCCGCGTGGTTTGCAGTGGGAGAAGGCGCGCCAGACTTTAGGCCGTCACAGCATATCCACTACTCCAAGTCTGACTTGGATTACACGCTGGACGTAAACAGAGTATTCGACAACTTATACGCAGGTGATGAAGATGAAGAAACCTAAAGGTATGGCAGGCGGCGGAAAGATGGTGCCAAAGGGCATGAGCGCAGGCGGCAAGCTGAAGATGGTCACGAACGACAAGGGCCAAGAAGTGCCACATTTTGCCGCAGACGGCAAAGGACAAATGGCAGGTGGCGGAAAAACAAAGGTAGCTAACAAGATGGTGCCGAAAGGCTACTTCAAGGGCGGCAAAGTTCTCTAAATGGCAATTGACCGCGCAGCAACGCCGTTCATGCCCGAGATGAACGGCGAAGAGCTAGAGATCGTAATCGAAAACCCTGAGTCCGTAAGCGTTATGGATGAGGACGGGGGAATGATTATTGATTTTGACCCCAATTCGTCTGAGCTAATGGGGGTTGAGCATGGCTCTAACCTAGCGGAATACATGGACGAGCGAGACCTAAGCAGTCTTGCCAGTGAGCTAGTTGCCCAGTTTGACGCGGACAGGATGAGTCGTGCTGACTGGGAAGACACATATGTCCGTGGTCTTGACTTGTTAGGACTAAAGTTTGAAGACAGGTCTACCCCGTGGGAGGGGGCTTGTGGCGTTTTTCACCCGATGCTGTCAGAGGCAGTCATTCGGTTTCAGGCCCAGACCATACAGGAGATATACCCCGCCAGCGGCCCTGTAAAAACCTCTATCGTCGGAAAGATTACCGATGACAAGACCAAGCAGGCGCACAGAGTACAGAACTACCTGAACTATCTGATCACTCAGAGAATGACTGAGTATCGAACGGAAACGGAAAAGCTACTGTTTTCCCTGCCAATCGCAGGATCTGCGTTCCGTAAGGTCTATTTTGATCCAAGCATGGGCAGACCCTGCGCCATGTTTGTTCCTGCTGAAGACTTTGTGGTCAGTTACGGCGCGTCCGATTTATCAACATGCGAACGTGCTACCCACATAATGAAGAAAACTTCCAATGAAATCAGGAAGTTACAGGTTGCTGGATTCTACTCTGACATAGAATTGCCGGCTCCTGCTCCAGACATTTCAGAGATACAGCAAAAGTATGACCGGCTGACCGGAGACTCAGACAACTACGAGTTCGATCACCGTCACACCCTGCTGGAAATGCACGCTGATATTGATTTGATTGGCTTTGAGGACAAGGACGGGGGAACTCCTACGGGGATTGCGTTGCCCTATGTCGTTACCATTGACAAGTCAGCCAGAACAATTCTTTCAATACGGCGCAACTGGTACGAAGACGATCCGAAGAAAATGAAGCGGGATCATTACGTTCACTACCAGTATTTGCCCGGACTGGGATTTTACGGCTTCGGCCTAGTACATATGATCGGCGGACTGTCTAAGTCAGCAACATCGTTGCTCAGGCAGTTAGTGGACGCCGGAACACTTGCCAACCTACCGGGGGGATTGAAGTCTCGCGGACTCCGAATAAAGGGCGATGATACTCCCATCATGCCCGGAGAGTTTCGAGATGTAGACGTTCCGGGTGGCGCTATCCGCGACAACATCACGTTCCTCCCTTACAAGGAGCCAAGCAATGTGCTTTATCAGTTGCTGGGCGATATTGTGCAGGAAGGGCGTCGATTCGCATCAGCGGCGGATGTAAAAGCCTCAGATATTAATGGGGAGGCGCCGGTTGGCACCACGCTTGCAGTTCTTGAGCGGGAAATGAAAGTGATGAGCGCGGTTCAAGCCCGTGTCCACGCGGCAGTCTCCAAGGAACTCAAGATACTGGTAGAGCTTGTTAAAGACTACGGCCCAGAGGTCTACCCTTATGAGGACGATGAGGGGCAGGCACTCCCGATGGACTTTGATAATCGGGTAGACATCATCCCGGTTAGCGATCCAAATGCAGGCACTATGGCCCAGCGGATTATGCAGTATCAGGCGGCACTACAGTTAGCGGCTCAAGCACCCCAGATGTACGACATGCCGCTCTTGCATAGGCAGATGCTAGATATTTTGGGGATTCAGGACGCAGACAAGATTGTTCCCACAGAGAACGACATGAAGCCGACAGATCCTGTCACAGAGAACATGAACATTATCACTGGGGAGCCAGTCAAGGCGTTTATATACCAAGACCATGAGGCGCACATTCAGGTTCACATGGCGGCAATGCAAAATCCAGACATTATGAAAATGGTTGCCAGAGCGCCGAATAAGAAGGCAATTGAGGCCGCATTCGCCGCGCACATTGCAGAGCATGTGGCGTTCCTGTACAGGTCTAGGATTGAGAAAGAACTGGGTGTTCAACTCCCCGGCCCAGACGAAAGGCTACCTAAAGACATTGAACTGCGTATATCCAGACTGGCAGTGCCTGCGGCTGAACAGCTTACAGGTAAGGCCAAGATGATGGAGCAAGCAGAGCAAAACGCCAAACAACAGCAAGATCCTATTGTTCAGATGCAACAGCGGGAGTTGGCGCTTAAAGAACAGCAGGCAATGGCTAAGGCGCAATTGGACATGGCTAAGGTTCAGGTTGACGCCGGCAAGGCAGAGGCCAAGACGCAGGCAGACATGGCAAAAGCAGAGGCAGACATGGCTAGGGTTCAGATCGATGCTGAAAAAGCTGAAGCCAAGGCAATGCTTGATATAGAAAAGCTAGGCCAGCAGGAGCGCCTAGAGAGCGCAAGAATCGCGGCCAAGGTGGCGATGCAGGAAGGCAGGGACATCTCTCAGCAAGAGATTGAGGGCTTTAAAGCCGGATTTAGTTTAATCAAAGACATAATGGACGACGATGAAACACGCGAGCAATAACATGTTAAAGGCAGTTCAAGAGGAGCTTCGCGTCCAGATGAACGAGGTTACCGATCATATCGCTATCGGCGGGTGCAAGGACATGGAGGAATACTCGCGAAACGTGGGCATTATCCAAGGACTTGCCCATGCGGAGCGCACGCTACTAGACCTAGACGAAAGGATGGAGCGCGAATAATTCGTTACATAAGGTAACGCATGGTGACGCCAGACACTGACTTCTGGTGCAGGAAGGACATTATGACCGAAGAAGACACTCAGACTGCAAAGCAGTTGCCTGAGCCTAAAGGTTACAAACTACTAATAGCTCTCCCAGAGCCGGAAGAAATGACGGAGGGAGGCATCCTCAAGGCAAAAGAAACCCTACAGACGGAGGAGATTGGCTCTGTTTGTGGATTTGTCATAAAAGTGGGAGCGGATGCTTATCAAGACAAGGCGCGCTTCCCGAATGGCCCGTATTGCAATGAGGGGGATTGGGTGCTCATGCGCTCATACAGCGGGACGCGATTTAAAGTTCATGATAAGGAATTTCGGCTTATCAATGACGACAGCGTCGAGGCAGTAGTTGAAGACCCGAGGGGGATTGTAAAGGTATGAGCGAAGATCAAGTGGAAGATCAGGGGATGTCCTCCGAGGACAAGTTTTTTGGTGTCAAGGCGACGTTTGGCGAGAAAGGCGCCCCCGTCGAGGATGTTGATGTCGAGGTTGTAGATGACCGACCTGCTGAGGACAGGCGCCCTCCAGCAAAGGAAGCCAGCAAGCGGGAGGACAGTGAAGACGAAGAACTGGCGGGTTATTCCGACAAAGTCAAGAAGCGCATTAATAAGCTCCGCTACCAACAGCATGAGGAGCGCCGTCAGAGGGAAGCATCTGACAAGATGCGAGAAGAGGCTGTCCGGGTTGCTCAGAGGTATGCGGATGAAAACAAGAAGTATCACGCAATCATCCAAGAAGGCGAGCAGTATCTGGTTCATCAGATTAGAGAGCGAGCTAATTTATCGCTTGAGCAGGCTAAAGGTCAGTATCGCCAAGCATACGAAGAAGGAAACACGGATAAGGTTGTTGAAGCCCAAGAGGCCATGATCCGTGCTCAGGCGGAGTTTAGCGCCGCCGACCAGAAATTTAATCATGTCGCACAGGACAGAGAGCAGTGGAGGCAGTGGCAACAACAGCAGGCAAATGCTCCACGGCCACAGCCACAGCCACAGCCGCAACAGCCGCAACAGCCCCCACGGCCCACTGAAAAGGCGGCTAAATGGGCGGAAGAGAACCCGTGGTTTGGGCAAGAAAAAGACATGACCGCGTTGGCGTATGGCGTCCATGAGCGGCTAATTAAAGACGAGGGATATGATCCCAACTCTGACGAATATTTTGAGGAGATTAACCGCAACATTCGCGGCAAGTTTCCCGAATACTTTGGAGACCCAGAAAGCACCCAAGAGGTGCCAAGGGCTTTCAAAAATCCACCCGTGGTTACAGCGCCCTCCTCACGGAATAACGGCGCCAAGCCACGCAAGGTTAGGCTGACTCGCACTCAGCTAAGTCTGGCTAAAAAGCTAGGTATAACCCCTGAACAGTATGCCAACCAACTCATTAAGGAGTCGTAAAGATGGCAGAACAGCGCACTAAAAGGGACGCAGAGTCCAGAGAAGTTGAGCAACGTCCGTCCGATTCGTGGATTCCGGCCTCCGTACTACCAAACCCCGACCCCCAAGAGGGCTGGGTGTTTAGATGGGTACGCACCAGCACACTGGGCCATGCGGACAACACGAATGTATCTCAGAAGTTTCGAGAGGGATGGGTTCCTGTAAAGGCTGAAGATCACCCCGAGCTTGAAGTTATGTCGGACATTGATTCCCGTTTTAAGGGAAACATTGAGATCGGCGGCCTCTTGCTTTGCAAAGCCCCAGAGGCCAAGGTAAGGCAGAGAGAGGACTACTTTGAGCAAATGGCTTCAACCCAGATGGAATCCGTGGACAACAACTTCCTCAAGCAAAACGATCCCCGAATGCCCGTTCTGAATCCTGAGCGGTCAACTCGGACTACCTTTGGTCGAAGTTGACTCCGGTTTACCGGGGAGCTTTGGCTTTAACTTTAAGTTTGGAGACTTAAAATGGCTACATCAGCTACTCCGATGGGTGCAGAACCTGTAGGCACCCTAAGTGCTTCCGGTTCTTTCACCGGAAAAGTGCGCCATATTAAAGTTGCGTCTGGCTATGCCACCGACATCTTTTATGGTGATTTTGTTAAACTGGTTGCGACTGGTACTTTGGAGAAGGCGGCAGTTACTACGTCTGTCGTGGCAGGAACTGTCGGCATTTTTGTCGGTGTTTCCTACACTGATCCCGGTACTGGTCAGCTAACCTTTAACCAATACTTCCCTGCCTCAACAGCGGCAAGTGACATCATGGCTTATGTCGTGGATGATCCCAAGCTGTTGTTCCAAATGCAGGGCGATGAGGCAATTGCTCAGACAGGTCTGGGTAACAATGTCTCGGCTGTCAGCACTGCTGGCTCAACTGCTATCGGTAGGAGCAAGAATGCTCTTGACGGTAGCTCTATCGCAACCACCAACACGCTTCCGCTTCGTATTGTGGACTTCGTGGACGGTCCCAAGAGTGCAGTAGGTGATGCTTTCACCGACTGTATTGTGACGTACCTTCCACTTAGCCATGCTTACGAAACCAAGCTAGGCGTTTAAGGAGAACTAGGAAATGGCTATTTCACGCGCACAAATGCTGAAAGAACTACTCCCCGGTCTGAACGCCTTGTTCGGCTTGGAGTATGAGCGGTACGACGACGAACACACGATGATTTACGAGACTGAATCATCAGAGCGTTCGTTTGAAGAAGAAGTAAAGTTGTCCGGCTTTGGTGCCGCACCAGTTAAAGCTGAAGGCGCCGCCATCAGCTATGACTCGGCGCAAGAGTCGTTCACTGCTAGGTATAATCACGAAACGATTGCTCTCGGCTTCAGTATCACAGAGGAAGCAATGGAGGACAATCTATATGACTCACTGTCTGCAAGATACACAAAGTCTCTTGCAAGGGCAATGGCTCATACCAAGCAAGTGAAGTCGGCAAATCCGCTTAACAACGGGTTCACGACGTACAACTCTGGTGACGGCGTAACGCTGTTTAGCACGGCTCACCCGCTGGTAAACGGTGGCACTAATGCTAACCGTCCTGCCGTAGCGGCTGATCTGAATGAGACCTCGCTGGAAGATGCTGTGATTAATATCGCCGCATTTACCGATGAGCGTGGTTTGCTGATCGCGGCTCGACCCCGTCGTTTGATCGTTCCACCTTCGCTTCAGTTTGTGGCAACTCGCTTGCTTGAGACTGAAGGCCGAGTTGGCACGGCTGACAACGACATCAATGCTCTTCGCAACAACGGATCGATTCCAGAAGGCTATTCTGTCAATCACTTCCTGACTGACACGAATGCGTTCTTCTTGATCACCGATGTACCGAACGGCATGAAGCACTTTGAGCGCACCGCGCTTGAGACCTCAATGGACGGAGACTTCGACACAGGAAACGTGCGCTACAAAGCTCGCGCTCGTTACTCGTTCGGCGTATCTGATCCACTCGGAATTTACGGCTCGCCCGGAACTTCCTAAAAAGTCGGGGGCTTCGGCCCCCTTTTCTTCCTGACTAATTGTTCTACGTGGAACATTAGACTCACCCAAGACAGGAGATCCTCATGGGTACTACTACTTTCTCTGGCCCAATCAAGGCTGGAACCATCAAAGACACCACTGGCACCACTCTGGGTTCTGACGTAAAGAACACCGGACAAGTTGTCATGGCGCAAACCTTCTCAACAGGGTCTCTGGCGGCTGGCGCATCTGCGGCCAACGAAACTACTGTTGTCATCCCAGCCAACTCCCAAATCATTGACTGCGTGATTGATTGCCCTACAGCTAT